TGACTTACATGTATAACTTCTATGAAATCTTCATCAATATTCATTTTGCTATCATCGGCAATTTGTTTAATAGTAGGATGATCTACTGGCTTACCGCACCCAACACACATTTTATTTTCTATCCTTTCATACTTTTTAGACATATAGTTAAGTAATTTTCTTGCAACAATTCCACCATCGTTTTCTGGTACTGCAAATTCTCTCCTGTTTCCAGTTGCGAATCTATAAACAACAAGTGGTTCTTTTATTCTTTCGTAACATTTTCCTGCACGCGCCATTCTCCAGTGATAATCGACATCTTCCCATGAATCCATAGATTCGTCAAATCCACCTATTTCATCATGCCAATCTTTAGGAATAAGACAAGTCACAAGACACCAATGATACAAATCACGTCTATCCATATCAGGCTGACGTTGAGCGCGTTGACAATCATAGTCAGAGGAATTATGTAATGCAATTGTTTCTTTCGTTTTCTCATTATACCTTAATAATCTGTCGCCAAATATGTGAAGATTTTCGGGTAAAGTATATGATTTTCCAACATAGTCACTGTATATTATACTACCATATTGATTCCAGTATTCAATAAACTTACTAAATGCACCCGGGTATAACCAATCATCGGCATCTATAAAAACAAGGAAACGACCACGAGCATTTTTTGCCCCTATATTTCTGCCAACACCAGGCCCACTTTTTGATTTTGGTGTATTGAA